GTATATGTGTTTACATTGTTCATTCTGTAGCTCCTTCAAGTGTGAAGAAGGTACGATCCTCTAGCAATCCCAGTGTAGTCCGTGTGCTCTAGCCGCTTGGTGTTCTATGGGGAGTTACAGTCCCCTGCCACACCTTGCGGCCTGTCGCCCACTAATTGGGTACTAAGGCCGTGCCTTCAGTGGCTCAGGGATAACACGGCTGATAGTCCCCGACAAGCACTAATTTTGATCAGGTACCCTATAGAGAAGAACAGGGTGCAACCCCCGCCGCGCTTGCACTAAGAGTAATAAAGAGACGCCCAATCCCACACAATTAGCAGAGGCAATAGCCCACTGATAAAGGGGGAGGGGCTGGCTTGGTAGATGCTTAGGTTAAAAGCCTTTGAGCTCCCAAGCCCACTACCCTGCTACTACAACGTAATAACAGATAGAGTAGAACTAAAGATGCTTAGACTAGTGATTAAGAGACTAAAGATAGTTGTGTTACACTTAGGTGCCTACGAATATCATAGGCTGGCCAACAGGGCGTGTGATACTCTGAGGATGCATACAGCGCGAGAGCTTCGTGATATTGGCATTGGTGACAGAGGATCAATCAGATCTATGGCTCACCGTAAGTGTCCTAAGTGTCATCCAAAGGTCTGGGCTGAGTGGCTTGATGACGTGTGATAATCTACGGATTGCATAGAGCTTCGCCCAGGTGTGTTGGATCTGCCTGGGTGCGCTCAGGTTATTAGTTCCCAATCCGTGTAGAAAAGATACAAATTGAGCTCCTGATAAATTTCCCAAGCTAATGTCTAATGTCATTCGTGTTCGCTCTTGTCTTCCCATGGGGATGGTACATCCCGCACAGATGTAAGCTATAGATTACAGTAGGTTAGCATCCGCACAACAAGATCAATCAAGTTGTTTAGGTTCCCTAGGCGATTTCGGACCCCCCACACCCTAAAGCAGCAAGTCAATTTCAAAAAGCAGGACTAAAGGTCTTGTTGTTGTTGTTGTTGTCGGCCTTTGTAACGAAGAGCCCCCTGTAAGAAAACAAAAAGGAAACCCCCAGATGGGCTTAGAAACTGGCACTTTTATTGACGACTTGGTTATAGCTAACCCAGCGTCCACTGACGGCCTCGCGCAGGCTGATGACCACCTACGTTTAATAAAGACAGTCTTAAAGGCCACCTTCCCTAATGTAGATGGTGCTATCACTGCCACCCCAGCGCAACTCAACGCTAGCGTTGCTTTAACTTCTGGCATCACTAGCTCTGTAGCCGAGCTCAATAAGCTAGATGGCTGCGTGGCCACGGTAACCGAATTGAACCTAGTTGCAGGCCTGACTGCCTCAACCGCCGAGCTCAACGCCCTCGATGGTGTTAGTTCCTTTGCTGGCACTCTTTTAGATGATGCCAACGCAGGCGCAGCCCGTACAACTCTGGGCCTAGCGACAGTAGCGTCCAGTGGTGCTTATGGGGATCTATCTGGAACTCCTGGGGCAGCAACCACCCTAGCTCAGTCTAGCTGGAACACAGGCACAGCCACGACTGAGGCAACCATATCACCCGCTAAACTAAAGGCTGCTATAATTGACAATGACCCCCCGCCAATTGGTGTTGGCCAGAGTTGGTCGAACCCAGCCCGATCTATAGGCGTGTCGTACCAAAACACAACTGGTAGACCCATAATGGTGTCTGTTGCTGCAACGATATCTGGTGAGCGTTATCTTCAAGTATCCGCCAATAACTCTACTTGGATCTCTATAGGAACCCTAGGTGGCCACGGTGGTATTAATGATACTGGGGCATCACAAGCTATTGTACCAGCCAATCACTACTACCGCGCCACTGGTGGTACTCTCAATGTCTGGGCGGAACTAAGGTAAATAAGGAACACAGCGCATGGCAAACCTACCTATACGAGGCTTGGGTTCTCTTGGTGTAATAACTGATGTTGACCCTTTTAACCTCCCGATCAATGCTTTCACAAGAGCCAAGAACGTAAGGTTTACTGAGGGCAAAGTAACAAGGGGACCTGTGTTTCGGGATGTGTCAGGTACTCTGGCATACTCACCAAAGCTTGCATATGGCATCACGGCTCTCACAGGTTTTGACTCGGTGTTACTAGTAGATAATACTTTTGACATCTATGAGTTTGCTAACGGAACCTCGACGCTCAGATTTAACTCATCGTTGTCTGCAAGCAATGCTAAGGTCACAGCTACTACCCTTGCTGACGTTGAGTATTGCAATAGACCTGACACAACTCCAGTAGCTAGGACGCCCAGCGCAACTAACTTCACAGCGTTGGCTAACTGGCCCAGCGGATACAAAGCTACATCCCTACGGTCCTTTGGTGACTTCTTGTTGGCACTTGGAACTGTAGAGGCTAACAACGTGGCCTTCCCAAACAGAGTTCGCTTTAGTGACCCTGTTCTAGCTAACACTGTACCCTCGACTTGGGATGAGACAGACCTTACTAATTCAGCGGGTTTTAACGACTTAGTACAGATGAAGACCCCTATTGTAGATGGTGCAACTCTTGGACCTAATTTCTTGGTGTACTCTCAAGACCAAGTTTGGCTGATGGAATTCGTTGGTGGTACTTTTATATTTAACTTCCGTAAGGTGTTTGATGATGCTGGTGTGATCAGTCAGAACTGCATTACTGAAGTCGATGGCAAGCACTATGTTTTTGATAGGGATGACATCTACATTACTGATGGCAACTCTCGCCAATCTATATGTGACGGGCGTGTACGTGACTACATCTTCAGTGGACTAGATAACTCTAAGCCCGAAGCGTGCTTTGTTCTCCACAACACTACGCTAGAAGAAGTTTACTTTTGCTATCACTCTGGCGACGATATGGCTGTGTTCACTGATGGTGATGCCTGTAACCGCGCTGCTGTCTATAACTACAAAGAGGACACTTGGAGCTTCCAAGACCTACCCAATGTAGTTAGTGGCTCCTCTGCTAATGTTAATTCTGTAGTTACCTATGCAGCGGCCACACAGACCTATGCTAACGTAGGCGGCTCTTACCATGACCAAGAGAGCCCATTTGGCCAGCACCCTCTGTTCCTATCTAAAGCTGGCGGCGGTGTAGCTGCCCATAAGCTGTATGGCGTAGACCTAGTGGACACTGGCTCCCTTTCGCAGGCTGTAGATACGGCTGTGTCTAAGCCGTTCTTACTAGAGCGTGTTGGACTAGACCTAGATGAGCTTGGGCTTTCTTTAGCAGGCTATAAAGTAATCAATAGAGTTTACCCACAGGTATCCACGACGAATTCTAATGGCACTTTTAACTTTACTTTTGGGGCGGCAAATACACCCAACGCTACTCCCAACTATGGGCTCAATGTCTCGTTTAATTCACTTGTGGACTATAAGGTCGATACCCGCATGGCGGGGCGTTACCTTTCATACAAATTGACTAGCGATACCACCAAAGACTTTGCTCTATCAGGCATGGACGTAGATGTGGTGGTTACTGGTAGGAGGTAATCTTTAGATGGCACTATCAGATAAAATTAACTTATTGGTGTCTCGTTATGTGAGACGACAGTCCCCTCGTATCAACCCAGATATGATAGCTACTTATCTACAGGATGAACTCCGTGAGCTAGAGACTTCTATACGCTCCCTAACTGAGGCGAGTGTCCAAGTTGCAGAGAAAGAGCCAGATGGCCGCCGTAGGGGTATGGTCCGCTATGCCATCTCACCGTGGAACCCTTTGGGAAACGGCTTCACAGGTCTTGTCGTTTACAATGGCTCCGCTTGGGTGGCCGTATGAATAATGATCTACAGATACGCACCTCCATAATGGAACTTGAAGGGCTACTTCTTCATGGCTTTGCCACAGGCGCAGTCACCAACAATGAAGACCAGACAGCCCTCAAGCACCTATTTACACCAACTGACGATGACTACGGGTGCTCAACATACTCACGCGAGTTGTTCATGCCTGCTGGAATGGTGGTTGTAGGAAAGCTACATAAGAAACCCCACCTCACGTTTCTAATGAGTGGAACGATGCTTGTCGTGTCTGAGGATGGTGGAACTAAGCGCCTCAAGGGCCCACTTTCTTTTGTTTCCCCTGCTGGAGTAAAGCGGGCTTTCTACATCGAAGAGGACAGTACACTTGTGTGTGTACACCTCACCAAAGAGACCGAAGAAGCAAACCTTGCGGCAGTCGAGGAAGAGGTCATCAGCCCCAGCTACGAAGCTATGGGCTTAGAGGAACCAAACCTTACAGGGCTCCACCACTTCCTCAGTGGTCTCCACCACCACAAGCAAACAGATTAAACAACAGATAGGATTCCGTCATGGTATGGATAGCAGCAGCAACGATAGGCTCCGCAGCAATAGGCGGGTATAGCGCCAACCAAAGCAGAAAAGCCCAAGACAAAGCAACAGCAGCAAGTCAGCAGGGTTTCAATCAGTACAAGCCTTACGTGGACGCTAACCTAGCTGGCTCTAACATGGCCCTAGAGGGTGTCATAGACAAAGGTGCTTACACTGGCGACACCTACGCTGGACCCAATGACTTCCAGACTGGCACAGCTAATACCATGGGCACCTATGGTACCAATATGATGGGCGCTGGCAACACTATGATGAGTGACAACTCAGGCTTTGGTGGGAACAGTCGCGGAATGTATGACCAGTTCCAAGGAATGTCAGAAGCCGCTAAAGCTGACCGATTAGCTAAGGCAAGCAGCTACGCCACAGAGAACTCCGCTGGACTTGTTGACGCTGCCATGCGTGATGATCGCCGTAATCTCCAAGAGAATGTTCTGACAGGTATTGATATGAATGCCTCAGCAACTGGCAATATGAATTCCAGCCGTGCAGGCGTTGCTGAAGCAGTTGCCCAGCGTGGCTTTGATGACCGCCGTGCAGATGTGGCTATGGATGTACAGGACCGCCTGATGGACCGTAGTCTTAATCAGCAAGCACAGCAGTTCTCAGACCAAGGAACGGCTCTCAACGCAGCTATGGGTGCCAACACTGGTATTAACAATGCGTATAACACAGGCATGAATACACTAGGTGAGGGTGCTAACTTTGGCATGAACGCTGGTAACTCACTGCAAGGGTTCAGCCAAGCAGGCATGGACGACAAAAAGAAACGCTTTGAAGACGAAAGAGACTTTGAGTTAAACCAACGTAAAGGCTTCCAGTCTGGTGTTCTAGGCAAGTCCCCGAACAGCCCAAGTGTTAATGCAACGACTGCTTCACCTGTAGCTGGTGCACTTAGTGGTGCAATGACAGGCTTCGGATTTATGAAAGAGTACGGTGACCAATTTAACCAGCCTCAGCCTTCTGTTTCGGCACCAATGCTATCACAGCGTCCTAGAATGCGGCCAGGAGGGTTTTCATAATGGCTGAATTCCCAGTCTCACTACTTAATGACCCAGCTATCGTGTCTCAGGCCGCTAAGGCCAACATGACCCCAGAGCAATACTTAAAATCCATGCGCCAAAACAATATGGACCCTAACAACGCGCCAGTTCTCAACTCACTAGAGGCCAGCCCTACAGCCTTAGAGAGGCCTGCTGTATTAGAGGCACCATCTGTTACTAATATTGATGGCGCAATGATGAACGTCCGAGCGGAGCAAGGTATATTAAACGACAGCCTTTCGGAGCGCGGAAACTTAGAGCGCCAGATTGCCCGATTAGCACCCGCCGTAGACACCCAAGCTGATATTGACCGCCTAGAGATGATGAGAATAAAACTGGCTGAATTGGGCGGCCCAACAGCGGATAGTCCAAACTCTGCACAATATGATGATGCAGCAAGCGCCTACTTGGACGAACTACGCAGCCAGCAGGAAATAGCCGCTTCAAACAACCCAGAAGTACGGGCTGCTAACGCTGAACTTGAAACAACAGGTGCACTTTTAGAGGCTGGTGGACTAACTCCTGAGCTCCAAACTAGCATACAATCCCGTTATGACGCTGCAAACACAGCTTTAGGTGGGGCGCTGAACACCCAAGCCAACAGTGTTGAAGCTGCATCAAACGCACAGCTTTCCTTAACAAACCCAGTCAATGGTAGAGTGATGACTTCAGGTCCAGAGCAAGACTTTGCGGCCTTAGAGGCCCAGTCAAGTAGCGCACCCGCTCCAGTCTTAAATGAGCCGCCAGAAGGCTTCCACCAGATGCCTGATGGCTCCATGATGGCTGACGCTGAGATGTCTGGTGGCTATGACGAAGTGCCTATGCCACCGCCTGTACTAGAAAGCCCCGAAATCCGTAACGGTTTGACACCTAACCCATCTGCTCTTCCAGGTGCTGCTGATCCGTATGCTCCACCAGTTGGTCCTGTACTTGAAGACCCCGCAGCCCCAGCCGCAAAAGCTAATGGTGTATTAGCTACAACGCCCACCGCTGTTAGTGGTGGCGCTTTGTCCTCTACAGCCACATCACTAGGCTCAGGGCCTCAGCGTCCGACAGGTAACGCTCGTGGATCTTCTATGGCTTATGGTAAGATTGGCATTGGTGAACAGATGATGCGTGCTGGTCTAAAAGGACTAGGCGCTTCTGATCAAGGTATGTCAGCCTCTCTTGGTGCTATGGGTCAAAGCTATGGTGAAACTCAGGACGCTAACCGAGCCACACTTATTGCAAAAGCCAAAGCTGATGAAGCTACACGTATTGCTAATGCAAGGCAGTCCGCAATTAATGCTAAAAATGCAGCGGCGGCTGCAAAGGGTGCAAAGGGAATGCCCAGTGCTCAGTCACTTATGTATGGTAAAGCTGCTTTAAGTGCTATTGAGCGTACTGAAAACCTTGTTGCAAGTGAGCAATCGTGGGCACCGTGGGATAATACTACTGGTATCTTCGGTAATCTTATGAAGAACATACCATCTTCAGCAGCTAATGACGTTATGGCAAACATTAAAACCATTGAAGCCGCTGTTGGCTTTGACAGGCTGCAAGCTATGCGTGATGCATCACCAACTGGCGGTGCTTTAGGACAAGTTTCTAACATAGAATTAGACTTACTAAAGTCATCTTTAGCAAACTTAAATCAAGCACAATCTAAAGAACAGTTCCTTACTAACTTGGCTCAGGTCAAGGAAGTCTACAACGACATAGTGAATGGTGGCGCAGGCGCACCAGCCGCATCCAACGGTGGCTACACAATCAAAATGAAAGAATAGGGTTTAAGCATGCCAACATTTGAAATCACAGCCCCAGACGGCAAGGTCTACGATGTTACTGGTGCAAACGAGCAAGGTGCGTTGGCTGCTTTAAAAGCTCAGTTATCCCAAACGCAACCTGATGAAGCTCCAGAAACACCTGTATCAGAGGCTGATACGTCTCTTATGGGTGCAGTCGGACAAGGTATTGACCAATCTGGTGCTATGATAGGCAAAGGCATCCAATCTGGTGGCGAAATAGCCTCTAGATTAGGTGCTGAAAGAGTTGGTGACTATTTGCAAACTTCTGGTCGCGATATGGCCGAGCGCAACGAAGCGCAGATTGCCGCTTCCAACTATGAGCGCCCAGAGGGTGCTGATGGTATCATTAGTAACCTAAAGAAAGGCGAGTATGCCAACGCTGGTAACTCCCTTCTCTATGGCGCTGCTGAAGCTGCACCCCAAGTCGCTGGCGGTGTAGCCGCTTCTGTAGGCGCTGGGCTGGCTTTAGGTTCTGCACCTATCGTAGGTACAGCATTGGCCGTAGGTGGTACTGCTTATGGTACTGTTAATGCTTTAGGGCAGATGCGCGATGAAAAAGAGACGAAAGGCCTAGACCCAACTGCAACTGCGTCTGATTTAGGGGCTGCTATTGCTTCTGGTCTTGTCGAGCTTACCCCAATTAAGGGCGGCGGTGCTTCTTTAAGAGTTATACGTGAGACTGTACAGGAAGGCGTGCAAGAGGGCCTAGTAATTGGTAACACTACTGTCCAAGGCGGCGAGTATGTACCCGAAGAGGTAGTCAATCGTATTGGTGATGCTGCAATTACTGGCGGTGCTCTTTCCAAAGCCGTATCCACAGCAATTACAACTGTAAATAAGACTGGTGATCTTGTACTTCGCAAAAGTGAAGACCTAGACCCAGAAGTGGATCAAGCTGCTGGTGATGTGTCACGTATGTTGACTGAGATTGCTGGCACAGAAGGTTATAACCTAAAGAATGTTACGGCCACTACTGGATCAAAGGGTGCAAACGATGCTTTAAACGCGGCTCGTGGTAAAATCAATTCAGACATCTCCACAGCAGTAAAAGACCTACGCGCTAACGTCTTAAAAGGCGCTGATGAGGCAATTGTTTCTCAATTTAACTCAGCCGTGCGTCAGGCAAACAACAAAGTATCTGAAGTTGTTACTAAAGAGAACATTGCGTTCGTAAAAGAGAACTTTGGTAACACGCAGTCAGGGCAAGCCCTTGTTCAAGCATTCCGTAAGTCTAATGTTGTCACAGAGCTTTACGCTGGTGGCTTAAAAGGCGGTGTCTCTCAGTTTACTGACCAATTTAACCCGCTCCCTACTTTTGGTAGGTCTTACAACCCTGCTGGTATGATCGCTGGCAACTTAGGCGCTGGTGCCGCTGTATTAACTGGTGGCTCCTCACTGGCTGCACAGCTTCCTATATTAGCTGGTGGCCGCGCTATTGATGCTGTAACTGGACGCCGTTCTAAAGTTGCGCGTTTCGTAAAGAAGAATAAGAACAAAGCTGGCCTAGGCGCTATAGGCGGTGTTGATGTCCGAGGAATGGCTCAGGCTCGTAAGGACATGGAAACGGCCCGTAAGCTCAAGGAAAAAGAGAAGGTCAAAGCTAAGAAGGACGCCACAGACGAAAAGAAGGCCGCTTTGTATGCGAAGCAGTACACAAACAATGAGCGCCCTCATCCTGACAGCCCTCGTGGTTTTATGCACGCAGCATACAGGGAAACATATGTCGAGTCGGGTGGTAAAAGTAAAACAAAGTACAAAGCTATTGACCAAGAGATAGATAGCACAGTTGATGAACTGTTAGATGAGGCCATTAAGTCAGGCGACACAGATACTGTCCGATCTTTAGAGGACTATAAGACTATACTAAGGACAGGCCGCAAGGGTCAGGATGGTGAACTAAATGTAGCCATCCAAAAAGTAATGACACGTATCAACCAGAGGGTTACATCAGGTCCACAGAAGAAAAGTGGTACTGCCCAGCCTACACAGCTAACTCCAAACCAAGAAAGCGGTAAGCAGGGCAACATTGAGTTTCGTAAAGAATTACAAGCTGCAATGAACGCTGATAAGTCCATTTTGCCAAGTGATCGTGCTGTCTTAACCAAGGCATTAACTGACTTAGGTTATAACTTAGGTTCTAACCCCATGGTAAAGATGCAAGGCATCCTCGACACTGCTTTGGAAGGCTTAAGTTCGTTTGCGGCTGTTGGTCTTGCAAACCGTTACCTTAGACCCTATATACAGAGGGTAACTGAACAGCAAAAGTCAGCAAAGGCTAAAGGAAAGAAGGCTAAGAATGGACCAAAAGACCCAGAACCCACAGCCCCTGCCCAAACACCTACGCAAGCTGATGGACCAAATAAACAAGGAGATGTTGGAGGACCCACAGGACCACAACCCCAATTTGGACCACTTCAACCACCCGCACCTGTACTCAACGCCCCCACAAAAGCTTCTGTAACGCCGCCATCAGTTGTAAAGATAGTTGATAAAGTACCCCCTGTTCCCGTTGCTAAAAAACAAATACCCGAAGCTAAAGCAATCATTGAGATTGGCAAAAAGGGTACTAAGTACGAGAATGGCATCCAAGACATTGAAGCCGCCGAGCGTGTGGCTAAAGTTTTAGGCATTGCCTTTAATATGATGGCAAGTGGTACGGCTTTGCAAAAGCGCACCAACTCAAAACCAGGTACGCAGGCAGTCCACTTATGGCGGCCTGATAAAAAGGGCTTTGGCAGTTCAATATTTGCTATAAAAGCTGGCGGTACCTATCAAGGTGAAAAAATGAGTAGCTTAGAGTCACTAATGAGTACCTTGCATGAGATGGGCCACTCATTGACACAAGGCAACCTTGACGGTGAGGGGCCATTTGGCCTTAAATCTGTTAAAAACAAGCTTAGGGGTGGTAAGAATGAGGAGCTAGGAGCGCACAGCTTTAATTCAACAGCCCTTGCGCCCTTAATAAAGCAATTTGGTGCGGATCACCCTGTCATTAAGGAAATACACGCATTCCAAGAAGGTGGTAAGGCTTACTTAGCATCTAACCCAAATGACATTGTAGAACCACGAGAGCTACGGAAGTTCCTTGCAAACCTAGCAACCGCAAACAGTAATCCTGATGTGTATTTCCAGAGTACGGTAGATAGGTTGAAAGCCCAAATTAAAAGGGTCAAAGATTACACTAACCTGACAGCAGAGCTTTCTGTTGATCCAATGTGGCTTTATCTAATGAACCCAAAGTTAGCAAAACAACTTATGCCAAAGACTACAGAGTTGATCAGGACTGAGTTCGCTAAAGGTGGCAACAAAAAGATACAGTTCTACTCACATCCACTGGCAACGGTTCTTGCTGTCTTTGCTGCTATCACAGGTCTGTCCTTAAAGACCGAAGGTGAAGAAGAGGAAGAGATGTCACAAGGCATTCTCACAGCTTAAAAGGATAACTTATGAAAACTGGTTACGGTACTAAAAAAGGCCGCCCACCTAAGAAGTGAGCCAACCTAAGTCAAACATGAGGCCCCCTAGTGGGGCCTCAGTCAATTCTAAGGAAGCAAACGTGAACAAAACACCCTTCGACTTTGTGCCTATCTTACAAGCCATAGAGTTCTTAAAGTCATCCTCTCTGACAAAGAGTGAGCAAGACAAGATACTTGCAGAGATGCTTAAAGCCCTTCCACCGTCTTTGTTCTGTCAGGCCTGCCCAGACACACTAGCAATCACCGAATTAAAACTAGGAGCTAAACATGGGAAAGCCGAACCAGCCAAGAAAGACAGCGCCAAAGAAGGAACTAAAAAGCCCTCTCAAGGCACGCAAGGGCAAGGAAAACTACTTCTCGAAGCTGATGCAGACCGAGGAGGGCCGAGCCTTAAGAAAGCAGTGGTCAACAAAAAAGAGAGTAAACGGAGGGCGTCCACAAGGAACCCCTGATGGTTACACGATGGAGATGATCACTCCGATAAGGAAACAGGCAAAGCAAGACGCTGAGAGGATCGTAAAGATTATGGCCGAAGAGAACCAAGTTGATGACGTGTATGCAATTGAAGCACTCAAAGCAGCCGTTGAGATAATGCGAGAACCTGGACAGAACAGGGACCGCCTGACAGCCGCACGGATGGTCTTAGACTTTACTAAGACAAAACCCGCTGCAAAGAGCGAAGTGACCATCGGTAAAGCCGAAGCATTCTTGGAGTCGCTCTTAGTAGCTGACCCCGAAGAAGAGCAAAATGACGAAAATGACGAACCGACATAGAGAAGTAAGACGCAAGCTATACAATGAATTCGGCTTCTACAGTAAATCAGCCCTCAAGATCAGAACTAAAGATGGCGACATCCGCCCACTAGACCTAAACCCTGCCCAGCGCATTCTACAAAAGGCTGTAGACGAACAGACGGCGAGTGAAGGCAAAGTACGCATCATAATCCTTAAAGCCAGACAGCAAGGACTATCTACTCATGTTGGTGGCTACCTGTACTTTAATGTGTCCCAGCGAAAGGCCTGTAAGGCTCTAGTTGTTACCCACCATTCTGACAGTACACGCGCTTTGTTTGATATGACCAAACGCTACCATGACAACTGCCCAGAGCTACTAAAACCTCACACAAAGTATTCATCTCGTCGAGAGCTTACATTTGATGTGCTAGACAGTAGCTATGTCGTTGCTACGGCTGGAGGTGAGAGCCTTGGACGCGGTGAGACACTAACTCACGTTCATGCATCTGAGCTTGCGTTTTGGCAGAAGAGTACGGCGCTTGAGAACTGGAACGGTATGACGCAAGCGGTCCCAAATAAAGCTGGGACTGCTATATTCGTAGAGAGCACGGCAAACGGCGTCAGCGGCATCTTTTATGACCTCTGGAAAGGTGCTGTTGAGGGCACTAATGGTTATCTACCTGTGTTCATCCCGTGGTTTTTAGATGCAGAATACCGTGAGACTGTCCCAGAGAACTTTGAGATAACTCCAGAGGAAGAGCAAATTTCCGAGAAGTACGACTTGGACCACGAGCAGCTAATGTTCCGTAGGCGCAAGATTGCACAGAACGGCATAGATTTATTCAAACAGGAATACCCCGCTGCCCCATCTGAGGCCTTCCTAACAACTGGTAGGCCTGTGTTTAACCCAGAGGGTCTACAAGAAAGCATTTCAACAGCATTAGACCCTAAGAAGCGTTTAGCTCTTGAAGGTGAAGAATGGCTTGAGAATATGCGCGGTGAGTTGACACTCTTTCGCACCCTAGATGAAGGCGAACAGTACACAATTGGTGCTGACGTTGCTATGGGCGTGCGAGGCGGTGACTACAGCGTAGCTCAGGTACTAGACAGTAAAAAACGACAGGTCGCGACTTATCGTGCCCAAGTGCATCCCGATTACTTTGCAACAGTTCTCTACAAGCTTGGTGAGTTATTTAACTTTGCCTTCATCATAGTAGAAAACAACTCCCACGGGATATTAACGTGTACCCGACTTGGTAA